TCAGGCGGGCCTATGCCCTGTTGTGTGTGCGGTGATTGATAGCCAAAACATTCTATTCTCCGATCCAATAGACATAGGCCGAATTATGAGCGCGTGACCGACTGCTGATCGGGCTTTTCGCGGCGATGCACACGCGCCCTTCCGCAACCAGCGTTGTCAGTTGCTCATTGACGAATTTCGCATCCGTGCCTTTGAACCAGGAAACGATCTGCTTGGCGCTAACGGGTGCTTTGCGCTCGCCTCGAATGCCGGCGACGTAGCGGACGATCTGATTGCGGAGAGCGATAGCGCCATCAAAGCGCAGATCAGCAGAATGATATTGGATCACTCTGCACGTCAGGGTTTTGGAAGCGCGCATTTGTCATCTCCTTTTCAGGCGGGCCTATGCCCTGGTGTGGTTAGGCGTTGTTCTCGGCGAGGAAGGCGTTGCCGCGCTCAATGGTTTGACGAATGCAAAACAAGAGAGACCGTAACTGGTTGGCGTTCACGCGCTTGCGTTCGTAACGAGCCAATTCGTACAGCGCCTTGTTGTAGTAGCCGGTGTCGCCGTAGGCGAAGTAGCCACGACCGAAAGCCAGCAGACGGTTGCTCAATGCCGACCATTCAGCGCGGATACCGTTGTCGTTGAACTGGTGAAACGCAGCCAGATCGCGGTTGCTGTAACGCTTGGCAGCCTCTTCGGCGGTGATGTTGTCGTAGACCGGGCCGCTCTTCGGGGCGGCGTCGATTTCGGCGAGGAGGGTGTCGAGGTCGGTCATTTTCGTATCCCTTTCAGGCGGGCCTATGCCCTGCACATCGTATGCCATAACGGCACAACCCCGTCAAGGACAGTTCCCCTAAGTTCACTTTGAACCTCGCTGCGGAACACACAGGCAACAGCGTGGCAACAAATACAGAGTGATGGCAGGCGGATAGCGGCGCGTTACACCGTGCGCGTTGACGTTCGCTGTCTTCGGGAGGCAGAGGCCGGAGGTTCGAATCCTCTCGCCCCGACCAACGGAAACAATAAGTTAGGGGTTCCCGGCCCCTAACTGCAACAGGGGCCGAAGGGCCGGTTGAACCTTCCAAGGCAAAAACCGGCCCGCCCATAGGTTCACAAAGCCCCGGCGTTGGCCGCGCGCCGCAAGTGATCCGGCGAAAATCTTGCGTAGTGGGCAAAGGTGGTTTGCATGTCCTCATGTCCCATAAGCTGGGCCAGCTCTGCCATCGGCACCCCGTCTTCAGCTTTCCAGACGGCCCCGGTGTGCCGCAAGGTGTAGGGCGTGGCTTCCACCCCGCTGCGCTCTGATGCTGCGCTGAACGCCTTCTTGATCGACTTGACCGGCTTTGCGCCCCGTTCGATCACATGGCTGCACTGGCGGCCCTCATAGGCTTCCTGCAATGGTTGCATCACCCAATCAGCAATTGGCACCACGGGCCGGCGTTTGGCGGTCTGTGCGCGTCCTGGCGGGTTCAGGCTGATGGTGCGGCGGTTGAAATCGACGCGATCCCATGTCAGTTCAAGGATGGCGCTGGGCCGGGCGCATGTGGATAGCGCCAAGATCATATACAGCCGGGCGTGTGGAGCCTTCACGGCGTCAAAGAACTTGCCAAACGCTTCCCGCGATAGGTGGCGCTCTTGGCGCTCTGGTGCAGCCGGTCGCCAGATCACAGGCGCGGCGGCAATGAGCTTTTGTGCGGCGGCATAGCGCAGCGCGGTGGATAGCATGGCAAGCTCATAGCGGCGGGTGGCCTGACCCGCCTTGCGTTGCCGGTCGTATGCTTTGCACATCGGCTCATCAATCATCGCCGGGCGCACGTCTTCCCAATAGGGGCGCATGGCCTTCCACGCATCACGGCGGCGCTGTGCAGATGGCACATTGCCTTCGCTTAGGTGGTCGAGATACGCGGTCATTATCGCATCCACGGCCCATTCACGATTGTCGCCAAGCCGCCACCGTTGCCGGGCCTCTGCCTCCGCGCTGATCCGGTCGGCTGCGATGAGCGATTGACGGTGACGCTTCCCTGCCTCGTCTCGCCAGACAACTGCGAACCCGCCTCTGAGCCGCTGCACGGTAAATTCTGGATTGTCTGGCACTCAATGCGCTCCACCTCTGCACGGGGGATGCGGTCTAGCGTTCCCAGCTTAAAGCGCAACAGTTCCCCTCTGCGGATCATGTTACGGATTAGCGCCTCACTGCAACCCCAATGCACGGCGAGGCTGGCAACAGTGAAGCAGCCAGGCGTTGTGTCGTTAGCCAATGTGGCGGGGGTGTAAGGGCGGGTCATTGCGTCACCTCTTCCGCAAGTCGCTGTTTGTGCCAGCACTTCACACCGTCTAAAAACATCGCCACACCTTCAGAATAGCCCAAACTGGACAGGGTGAGGTTGCTCCACAGGTCGAACGCCATGTGCGCCGCTTCCCCGTGTTTGTTGGCCATGATCCAAGAACAACCGGCTGCGAACTGCGTGGGGGAAATCGCCGCGCTCCAAGCGGTCGGCATAGGCGCGGCGGCCTCGCCATTGGTCGCCAAGGGCCGTGTCAATCGGGCTGTCATATCGCCATCCATTCTGCGCGAGGCTGGTGCTGTCTGCGCTGACGAAACGGGAAGAGGCGCGCAACCGCCGTCCCCCTCAGCATGTGCAGCGGCGGCCAGCGATTGCCGACAAGTGCCGCCACCTCATCCATGCGGGCAAAATAAGCATCGCTGCCGACCACGTTCTGTCGCCTGTCGGGATGCACCCACCCCAAGCAAACACGCTCCCAGCCTTGCTCAATGAGGCGGCCAAGGCGGTGCAGTGGTTCATCCATATGCCAAACCGGCGATGCCTGAGACTTGCCCAACGGCCAATCGTTCAACAGGCCATCGTTGATCTGCGACGGCATGGCGATGGCATCTGGCACAACTGCCCAGCGGTTTTGCCCGTCAAGCCACCGCTCTGCCCAGGCGTAATATGGACGCCAATCGCGCTCGGCCTCGCAGGCTTCGTTGCCCTGCTTGCGGGCAGCCATCCAAAAGCTGAAAGCGCCGTTGTCGAGCATCACAGATGAAGCGAGCTGGTCAACCGTTGCTATGTCTGCGGGATGGTGGAAGCTGACGCAGAAAGCGCGACCGGCCATCGACTGCAACGCAGCGCGCGGGGTCAGCGGGGTGCCGTGGTAGATCGTGGCGGGGGTGTAGGGGCGGGTCATGCCTCGTTGCTCCATGTCACGCCGTGGCGGTCGCCATATTCGGCAATGAAGGTAATAAGATCGGCCATCTGCGCCACGGTCAGCTTGCTGCTGCGGAAGCCCAGCGGAAACGGGCGGCCATCCAGGCCCATCTCGAAAAGCTGTTCGTAGCCAAGGGCGGCCATGAAGATTGCCTTCCATGTGTCAGGGATGTGGTGGCGTCCTTCCGGCTTTGCCATCGCTACGTCTGCCAACATCGCCCACATCTTGTCGTTCTGCTCGTCGCTGCGGCTGCGTGGCTTGATAACGGCCATCCAATCGGCGGGCGCTTTCTGCACAAGGCTGATAGCGCGGGCGCGGTTGTTGGCGGTGGAAAGACTGACGTTGTAGGTCATGCGGCAAAGGCCGGGTTGGGGCCGTGCCGGCGTGTCACCAGCAAACCCCACAGTTCGGTAAGGTGTCGCAAGTCACCCTGCTCCATCGCCAGCCCTGGCCCGTGGCCAAGGTCGATGGATTTGCACTGCGCCAGAAACCCCTTGCGGCTGATCCACCCGCACAAGCGCATCACGGCGTCATCATCCTTGACGGCTGCCACCAGCACAAAAACGTCTGCCTTGGCTTGCGCCTCGCCGCGAAGCAGCAGCCGCCCGTCTGGGTAAAACGTGGCCTTCACGTCGATGCTCACGTCACCGGCATACAGGTCGGCGCCGTCATCAATGCCCAGAGCGGTGGGCGTGTATTCAAGGTCTAGTGCTTTCGCCACGGCTTGCTCCGCTTTGACGCCTAACAGGTCGAGATCGTTCAACTGGCGGCTACTGTCCCGGCGTTGATCCGCCACGCCCGACGCGCGGGCGAGTTGCCAGCGGAGTGCGGCTGCTTGTTTGCAGCGCGACAACTCTGCGGGCGTCAGGCGGATCAACAAGCCGGGACGGGCCATATGTCAGCGGCCCTCAGAACGGCACGTCGTCATCAAGATCGTCACGGTTACGCAGCGGCGGTGCCAGACGCGGAGCCGGCGCTGCGTTGTCACGTTCACGCGGCACCATCATCAGGGCGCGGCATTCAAGCTGGCCCTTGTCGTTGAGGCTGGGCAGCGGCAACGCCTCAAACGAGAGCGACCATCCGCCCTTCTGCGTCTCGAACGCCACACCGATCTTGGTGAAATACGTTTTCCCGTCGCTACCAGCGCGCGGGCTTACAATGTCCATACGGTTTGCCATGCTTTGTCCTTTCAAATGGCGTGGAGGATGGTCAGGCCGGCACTTTCTGGCGGCGTGATCTTGGATTGCAGGCGCTGCACCGTGGCCTTCACCTCGGCCAGAAACGCCTCAATTTCGCGTTCCATGTCGGCAATCAGCGCGTCGTCCCGGTCGATGCGGCGCGTGAACAGCCGCAGTTCGACTGGCAGGCGCGGGTCATACGAAACAAAGTCGCACCACGCCCGCCCGGTGCAGGCCATCTGCCAGTGCATCTGATGCAAATACTTGGCCGGCACCGCTTCGGTAAGCAGCGTTTCAATGTGGGTGGCGGTGTTGGGGCATTTAATCTCCACAAGCCCGTCATCGGCCACCAGCCCATCCGGTGATGCGCCGGCCCACTGGATGCGCGGGTGCAGCACAAAGCCGGTT